CGCGAGCTGATATTGCAGAACGTGGACACGGTGCTGGCTGCAATCGCGACGACGCCCGCGACGTACAAGACTGTGCCGAACACGGTTCGTCGGTGGGGCGGCAACGCCTTCGAGGTTCCTACCTATCCATGCCTGATCGTGGTGCCTCAGGGCGAGACGCACGACGACAGCCGGCTAGGAATCATCGAGCACACGATGGACCTGCTGATCGTGTGCGGGGTCTACGATTCCGCATGGAAAACGTCCCTGCAAGACTTGGTGACGGATGTGCGCGTGGCGTTGACCACGGACTGGACGCGCGGAGGCAACGCGCTGACGACGCGCATCATGACTGACCAAGTCTTCGAGGCCGACCCGAGCAACCCGCTGGCCGAGGCGCAAGTCACGGTGCGGATCCTGTATCGAACGCTTTACGGCGACCCGTCCACCAAGTACTGAGAGAGACACATGGCACTGACAAGACTTCAACAACTCTGCATCGCGGCCGAAACCGTTGAAGGTACGGCGGTCGCCGCGGGCACCTTGTTCTCGGCAGCGAACGCGAAGTACCTCGCGATCGACCCGCAGATGACCTTCGAGGTCGAAACCTACCAGCGCGATGTAGCGCGCGAGAGCTTCACTCCGTTGTCGCCGCTGGCCGGCGCGGTGCTTGGCAATTGCTCGTTCTCGCTGGAAATGGCTGCAAAGTCGGGTGCGACTACCATCAGCAGCTATCCGCAGTGGGACTTGCCGCTGGTTGCGTGCGGATTCCGGCGCGAGCGTCTCATCCGACTTACGCTCTCTGGTGGTGTTGCAACGAATGCCATTCCCCACGGAACGCTTTTGACGGCTACTGGAACGGCTACGGCGATCGGCAACTATCCGATCGGAGCCACGACCGTGTGGTGCACGAAGGGAGCTGACAATACCCTTGGCAACTCGACCGGTATGGCGTCTGTTGCACTGACTTCAAACTCGGGTGCCACGGCGCATGGAACTGTGACGGCCACTGCAATTAATGCCGCTCTTGGCTGGTTCCCGTCGTCCGTTGCTTTGTACAAGGCCACGGTCGCTGCTCTTGGTGCTGCTTTGCAAGCGAATGATGTCGTGGTTGGAAACAGTACTGGTGCAATCGGCATCGTGTACTACGCTGTCGCCTCATCCGGCACGGTCATCTACATGCGTCGTGTCCAGGGAACCTTCACTACGTCGGACACCGCCTGCGTCGTCTGGCGCGCTGGTGCGGTTGTTTCTGGCGTGAATCCGAACTTCGGTTCGGGCAGTTACACGCAGAGCTTCGATTTGTCGAGCAATGTCTACAACAATTCCGCTGCTATCAGCATCGGCTTGTCCAAGGATGGCGTGCGCGAGTCGATGAAGGGTGCGCGCGGAAGCGTTTCGATTTCTGGCAACGTCGGCGAGCCTGCGCTGCTGAACTTCACCTTCCAAGGCATCAAGGAAGCCGTGGTCGACGGTGGTAGCGTGTCGTCGGTGACATACGACGATGCCACGCCGCCTGTTCTTCTTGGCGCTTCGATGACTGTTGGCGACTCAAACTTCACTCTGGCCCAGCGCAAGTCGTTCTGCGCCACGTCGTTCAACTTTGACATGGCGAATGACATCCAGTTCCGCCGTTGCATGACGGCCACGACCGGCATCGACGGCATCTACTACAACGGCCGCACGCCGACTGGGACGATCGACCCTGACCTGTCGCTCGAGTTGGACTACGATTGGATGGACAACTATTTCTCGGCGACCACGATCGGTATCGACACGACCATTGGCACGACTGCTCCGAACAAGTTCCGTGTGAATGTCCTGAACGCGGCCGTCACGGCTGTGGGCCAGGGTGATCGCAACGGCACTATCACTCGGGATATTTCATTCAACATGAGTTCGGGCTCGTCTTCGTCGGTTGCCGGCGACAACGAATTCGTGGTGATCTGGGATCCTGCGGTCTGAGCAGCCTGAAAATCTCAACAAGGGAACGAGGATCGAATGTCACTGACAAGACTTCAGCAGCTCTTCTGCGCCGTGGAAACGGTCGAGGGCACGTTCACTTCCACACTGTTCACTTCGGCGAACGGGAAGTACTTGGCGATTGATCCCCAGATGACGTTCGAGGTCGAGAGCTACCAGCGCGACGTCGCGCGCGAGACTTTCACGCCACTCTCTCCGGTTGCTGGCGCTGTTCTCGGTACGACGTCATTCACTCTTGAGGCTGCTGGTCGCACGTCGGGTGGACTGGGCACGCGTCCGATGTTCGACATCCCGCTGGTGGCATGTGGCTTCCGGCGGGATCGCCTGTATCGCTTCGACGTGTCTGGCGCGATTACCAACGGCCCGATCCGTCACGGCACGTTGATCACTCAGACTTCTGGCGGTGCGACCTTCACGGCCATCGGAACCTACTACAACGGAGCTCCGTATGTGTGGGCGACGCAGGGTCTGATCGGCGCTGCCGGCAATTTGTACTTGGGAAGTGGAACTCCAGGTGCTGGCACTGGATTCACCTTTCCCGGCAGCGGTAGCTTCACAACTTCGGGCTCGATCTCGGAGACAGCAATCGGCTGGTATCCGTGGAGCGTGCCGCTCTACACTTTACTTTTCAACTCCTCTCAGTCCTTCAACAAAGCACACACGATTGTCGGCAACAGCAGCAAGGCGATCGCGATTTCCTACTACGACATGCCGGCATCACCTGCGACGACGCAGTGCATCGTTCGTCGAGTGTCCGGTGCGTTTACAGCAAGCGAAACGGTTTCGATCTACAGTGAGTCCGGCGTGCTGTTGACTTCCTCGGCTCAGCTTGCACCTTCGAACCAATATCTGCAAGCAGACAATGTTTGTCGCACGGCCTCGATTGGCGTCGCCAAGGACGGCGTGTTTGAATCCATGGCGGGCTGTCGTGGATCTGTGAGCATCACGGGCAACATCGGGGAGCCTGTGCTTTTCAACTTCACGTTCCAAGGCATCAAGAACGCGGTCGTCGACTCTGGCAACGTCTCTGGCATCTCCTACGACACGCTGGTGCCGCCTGTCTTGCTGGGTGCCACGGTGACGGCCGGCGATGATGTCATCACAACGCTGGGTGGTCAGAGGACAGTCTGCGCCACGTCCTTTGGCATCGACATGGCTGCGGACGTGCAGTACCGCCGCTGCATGTCGGCCAGTACTGGCATCGACGGCATCTACCAGAACGGTCGAGTTCCGACGCTGACGATTGATCCAGAGCAGGCCCCTGAGCTGGACTTTGACTTCATGGCGAACTACTTCGCCGGGAATTCAAATAGGATGAACATCGACGTGGGCTCGACTGCTGCAAACAAGTTCCGGTTCATCATGCCGACGATGACTCTCCAAAGCATCGGCCAAGGCGACAGGAACGGGATAATCACGCGCGACGTTTCTTTTGCCTTGGACAGCGGCAGTTCCTCAAGCGTGTCGGGCGACAACGAGTTCGCGATCATCTGGGATACTGGCGTCTGACGAAAGTCGGACGGACTTGGCTGCCGGCCGCGCCGAAACAGCGCGGCCGGCTTCGTTATCATCTGGGCATGAAGCTCTCCCTCGACCCGCGCAAGCCGCGCGAATACATCCTCAAGGCCGAGCGCACGCACGCGCCTGAGGTCCAGACCGTCTTCCTCCTTCGCCCGTTCACGGTCTACGACGAGGCCGAGCTGGCGGCCTTTACCGAGGCCCAAGGCGCGACGCAAAGTGCCCGGCTGATGATTGAGACCGTCCGGCGCGCGCTTGTCGGCTGGCGCAATCTGGAGGGCCCTGACGGCGTTCTGCCGTTCGAGAAGGGCGAGGACGGGTACGCGACCAAGCAGATGGTCGAGTTGCTGCCCACGGCCATTGTTCTGGAGCTCTTCAACGCGATTGTCGGTCGAGAGAGCGTGGGCAAGGACGAGGCGGGAAAGTCCTAGCCGCCGTCCACGCGGCCTTTGGCGACCAGCCGGCGAAGTGTCCGAAGTGCAAGACGCCGGAGTTGAGGAAGCGGTGGGGCTGCGACGAGCCGGCGGGCGTGGTCGTATACACCCGGACTTGCGAGTCGTGCTTTGGTCTAGACTTGAAGTGCGAGGCCTGTGGCGGACGAGGCCAAGTGCAGCGCGAGCGTTGTCCATCGGCCGAGGCATGTGACCTTGGCCGCGTGGTCTTGCGCGCGTGGAGCCACATACAGAACGGCGTGATGCCGGTTTCGGGCGGGTACAGCGAGCAGCCGTCCAAGTTGATGCGGCTGGTCGACATCGCGGCGAGCGAGCGTGGAAAGATGATCGAGGCCGAGCAACGCGCGGTAGAAAGCAGGTCGAAGAACAATGGCAGCAAGCGACGCTGAACTGAAGATCATCGCGAGCCTGGACGATCAGGTTTCGAAGTCCATCCAGAAGTTGCTGGGTGAGGTGGGGAAGTTGTCGGACGAGGCGAAGAGTGCCTTCGACGACATGCGCAAGGCGGCCGACGGTGCCGCGAAAGCTGCCGACGACACGGCAGACGCTGCCGGTGATGTCGCCAAGGAGACCAAGAAGGCCGGCAAGGAAGGCAAGGAGGCCGGCGAGTCTTTGAGCAAGGGCTTTGCCGAGGCTGCGCTCCAGATGGTTTCCGTGAGCGCGATCATCGGCACGGTGACGCAGAAGGCTCGTGAGTTCCTCGACGAGTACGGCAAGGTCGAGGTCGTGCTGGCACGGATTCAGGCTGGTTTGGATCTGACATCCACGTCCACCGAGCGCCTCAAGGATGACTTGACCACGCTTGCCCTGAGCGTGAAGCGGTTTGCCACGGAAGAAGAAGTGGCGACGGCGGCCCAGACCTTGCTGAACGAGAAGTTCGCGACCACTGCCGATGTGGTGTTCAAGGTCGCCGACGCGGCTGCGTTTGCGCGCGTGCAGGGAATCAGCTTGACGGAAGCTACGAAGCTTTTGGTCGATGCGAATGGGGCGTTCGCCCAGTCTTCGAACAACAGCGTGGACGTCCTGTCCAAGTTGCGTCAGGTCCAGAAGGAGACGGCATCAGACCTGCGCATCTTGGCGGCCGGATTTGATCGCATCGGCAATACCGCGCAGGCTTCTGGCGTTCGACTTGAAGACCTGCTGGCGGCCTTCACCGTTCTACGGGGAGCTGGCACATCAGAGGCCGAGTCCCTCCGATTCCTAGAAGGCATCCTGCAAGGATTGCAGATCAATGCCGAGGTCGTGAATCAGAAGTTCGCTGTCCTTGGTCAGACGTTCAACGCGCAATCGGTTTCGACGAAGGGGCTTTCGGGAACAATCAACACGCTCTTCCAAGCCATCCAAGCCGGCGGCGGCGATGTGCAGGAAGAGTTCAAGAAGATCTTCGGCTCGCAGCAGGCGGTCAATGCGGCCTTGGCGCTGGGCGTGGACCGTTCGTCGGACTATTCGAAGGCTCTATCGAACCTTTCGAATGCTGCATCCCAGTACAACAGAGACCTAGCAACGATTGGCCGCACGCAGGACAGCTCGGCCGATCGGTTCTCGGAATTCTTCGACATCATCGACAATGTCCGAGTCGGCATCGGCAGGGTGTCTGGGGACTTCGATGAGTTTGGCAGGCGGTACGCGAATTACGCTCGAAGCCAAGCAACTGCGGGTCAGGAGATCACGCGTCAGGTTTCTGCGTTGCAGTCCAGGGCTGCTGCCGCTGGCGCGGAGTTTGATGTCTTGGCGCGCAAGGCTGGCGAATCGTCTGGCGTGATCGCCGACAAGTTCGCTGCCGCTCGTCCCAGCATCGAGGCCTTCTTCGACACTCTTTCCGGCAAGCCGGTCGATGCGGAGATTGTCAAGGTCCAGAAATTCATCGACGCACTGAGGGACCAAGCGCGTGCGTTCTCGGAGCTTGGCGTGCCCGAGTTTAGCGGTGCCGAGTTGGAGTCGACGCTCCAGCGCATCGCGGCCTTGGAGATTCAACTCGTCGACGCTGTGTACATCCGTCGCAACGAGTTGGCCGACAAGGCGCTGGCGAATGAAAAGGCTCGGCTGATCACGCTGGAGAAGAAGCAGGACGAAGCTGCCAAGGGCTTCTTCAAGGCTCTGGTGGACGAGGACGCGGATGCCGATATCGCGCGAATCAGTTCTCGGATTGCCGACCTTATCAAGCAGGCTCAAGAGCTTGCGGGCGCTGGCGTGCGTGGATTCGTGGGTGCGGACTTGGAGGCTCGCATCCAAGAGATCTACCAGTTCGAGCAGCGGTTGCTCGGTGAGTTGACCCAGAAACGACAGGCCGACAACTTGGAGGTCGAGGAGCGTCGCCGGCAAGAGCAGGCGCAGACGCTGGCCTTGCAGCAGCAGGCCGAACTTCAGGCGTACCAAGCGAACCTTCAGCGCATCCGCGAGTCGGCGGCGTTGGCTCGTCAGTTGATCGAGGAGGGCGTGTCCGGCGCTGGCGCACAGGTCGACTTCTTCGGCAACTTGGCGACGCAGGTTCAGCCGCTGGCGGATGAGATCCTTGTGCTCGAGGGCAAGCTCGCGAACTCGATCTTGTCGAACGAGGAACGCGACGAAGTCGTGGCTCGCATCCAGTCGATTCGGGATCAGATTCGTGGCGTCGGTCAGGAGGCCGTGACCACTGGCGCTGCGTTCGATGCTGGGTTCACTGGCGCTCTCGAAAAGTTCGTGAAGGAGACGGCGAACCGGTTCAAGGAAGCAACGGATCTGGCATCCGCTGGCATCCAGTCCTTCCAAAGCAGCTTCTCGGGCTTCCTGAACGACATCGTCCTAGGCTCGAAGAAGGCCAGCGACGCCTTCAAGGACTTCATCCGCAACTTCATCTCCGGCATCGTGCAAGCCATCAACCAACTGATCGCGTTGAAGATTGCTGCGGCGATCTTGACCGCGATCGGATTTGCCGGCGGCGCTGCTGGTGGTGCCAATGCATCTCAGGCTGCTGAGCTTGGCGGATTCACGGTCGGTGAGAAGGGCGGCGTGATGCCAGGGCAGATGCAGTCGACGATTCCGGCTGGATCGAGTCTCGCGTCGATGGGCACGGGCAAGCCGATGGGCGGCGCGTCGTTCTTCGCAGACGGTGGCGTGATGCCGGGCAAGATGTTGGCCGATGCCACGGGCTTGCCGCTGAAGGCTTACGCGCGTGGCGGCGTGACCACCGAGCCCCAGATCGCGGTCTTTGGCGAGGGCCGTGGTGCGGAGGCGTTCGTGCCGTTGCCCGGTCCGAACCGTGGCATCCCTGTTGAGTTCCAGAACAGGCCGGAGTTGGATTTCGCGCCTTTGCTCGAGGCTCTGCGCTCAAGGTCATCGGACATCTCGTTCAACGTGGATGTGCCTGCGCCGACGTTCGAAGTGCCGGAGCCGGTATACCAGTTCGAAGTGCCGGAGCCGGTCATCGAGCTGGGGCGCGTGGATCTGACTTCGCTTGCGGATCGTTTGATCTCGCGCATCCAGCCCATCGAGCCTATGCAGCCGGAGGTGGACCTTGCTCCTCTGATCCAGGCGCTATCGAGTTCGGCGCGCTTTGACCGTGGCGTGCCGGTCGAGTTCCAGAACACGCCGGCCGCGATGTCCACGCGTCGCGACGATGCGGCACCCACGGCACCTGTGGTGAACATCAACCTCGACTACAATCCGCGCGTGCAGGCACTCGACGGCGAAGGAGCGAAGGGCGTGCTGCTTCGTGAGGCACGCGTGATCGGTGACATCGTGGCGGCAGAGATCGCGTCGGGTGCTAACAGGTCGCTGCGCGAAAGCGTGAGGATGAACTGATGTCGCCGATCGCGACAAACATGACGCGTGTCCCAGACGGGTTTGGCGTCTATCCGAACGGCGACACGTTCGACACGCTGTCGGGTGCTGTTGACTCGACATATCTGGTCGGCAACTACGTTCGCTTCGAGCCGTGGAATTCGCAACTCAACGTCGACAGCACTCGCTTTTGGGGAGCTACTCAAGTCCTTGCGTCGAATGGATGCGACATCCACAACGGATGCGCGGGTGCTGCTGCCTTTTCAACAAACCCCGCCACGGTCAGTCATCAAAGCGTGGTCTCGGATGGCAGTGCCTCGGGCTTCATCTTCCGGGACTACAACGCGACCGACGTAGAGCTGAAAGGGAACTTCAGGTTCCGCGAGCGGCCGAATGTTTACACAGGCACGCAGGGCTTTGCGCTTGGATTGGCTGCGCGAGTGAATGGCACCTTGACGGCGGGCGGCACTTCCAACACTCGCTTCACCACCGTCACCGGCTACTACTTCGGACTGTTTGGCGAACCCTCCGGCGGCACTCTGTACGTCGGCTCGAGTCGCGTTCGGTTGATGATCATCAAGGTCGTGGCCGGAGTGCCTACGGCACTGAACGTCAACTCGACGACGCCCGGCAGCACCGCTCCGAACCTGTCGGCGTTCTTCCCCACGAACACCAACATCGACCATGTGCTTCGATTCACGGTCCAAGACGTCGGCGGCACCGTGCAGCTCCGCGGCTATCGGGTGAATCCGGTGCCCGACGCTCAAGGGCAGTTGGTGGAGGAGCTGGTCTGCTCGGCCGACGATTCATCGTCGCCGATCACAGCGACTGGTCGAGCCGGCATCGTGATGTCTGGCGACAACACTTCGATGTCAACGCCTAGCGGCCAACGCCAGGCGATGCAGTGCAACTACTGGAGCGTGGGGCCGATCGGAGGCGCGCCGGTTTTGTATGAGGGCTGGCGTCGCTTTGATCGGAATGGAGGAAAGACCGTCTCTACCCCAGGCGTGCCCTTGTCTCCTGGCATCAGCTTCGCGACATCCCTTCGCCATGGGTGGACTGGCGACTTTTCAAGCACCAACGCGACCGGCACGCAGGCCTACGAGGATTCGATGCGTCTCGACTCGGCCAACAACCGAATCTATGCACGTCCTTCGCTGACCGGTTCGACGGTCTACGCTTTCAGCCAGATCGTTGCACGGGATCCGAAGTTCCAAGACCGCTCGGTCGACGTCGTTATGGAGACTGGCGCATCTAGCACTAGTCGGACATTCGGCTTGATCCTGTTCGGCACGTCCGCAGGAACGACGTCGGACACGGTGTACACGACTCGTCCGCGTGGTTACACGGCGACGGTCGACTACATCGGAAGTTCTGGAACCTTCAACGTCAGCATCTCACGACTTCGAGGTAGCGTTGCTCCAGTTGTCATTGCAACAAAGACAGGCGTGGCGGGATTGGCCCTCGGTACTTCCTTCACGCTGCGCTTCCAAGCACTCACGCTGACTTCTCCCACACCTCAGACCGGCTACATCGGGATGAAGGTGTACATCAACGGCACCCAGCAGACTTGGAACTTGGCCGCCGGCTTCTACGATTCGGCCGGCAATTCGGTTGCAGCCGGCAGTGCGCAAGTCGCTTTCTCGATCGACGCGGCCGGCACAGTGACCGACCGCACATCGGTACGCATCTCCGAGGGCGGCAACGGCGAAGGCGTGGTGTTCCTGAGCTCGAACCACTCTACGACGGCCAACTCCTACTTCGATGCGTGGACCGCTGCTGCCGGAGGTGCTGCACCGGACACGCCCGAGGAGGATCAGGCGACGATCGCGGTGTTGGCCGAAAACGATGCGGCCACAGGCACATTCAACTACGCCTACGAGTTCGGTCACATCGAGGAAAGCCGCCGGCCCCAGCTTCGGCACTCCTTTGACAGCGACCACAAGTACGTCGCCTTGCAAACAATTCGTCCGAGGCGTCGCTGGAAGATCGGCAACAACGCGGCCACGTCGGCCGAGGCATCTGGCCTCAAGACGTTCTACGGGCTGCGGAAGGGCGTGGAGGTGCCCTTCAACTGGACCACGCCCACTGGGTCGGCGGTCATCGTGCGGTTCGTGCAGGATTCCTTGGACGTCGAGCAGGTGACGCCGAGTGTTTTCCGTTGGGCCGTTGAGCTCGAGGAGGTGTTGGCCGAATGACTCAGCCGCTAACGAATCAATCCGTCCGACTCAGCCGCGACCTGACCATGGTTTATCCATGGGTCTGGCTCTACGACATCGAGGTGCCGACCACGCCTCCGACGCGTTACCGTCTCACCAACTACGACCGCGAGGTCAACTTCGGCCAGAACTCGGCCGGCGTTCCCTTGACCTACAGCCCTTTCCCGGTCGTGCAAAGCGCGGTTTCGCAGAACGTCGAAGGCGAGCTGCCGCAGATCCAGCTTCAGGTCTCGAACGAGTCGCTGTTCGTGCGCGAGATCCTCGAGCAATACGACGGTCTGATCGGACAGCCGATCGTTATTCGACTGGTCAACTTCCTCGAGCTGAACAACCCGTCGGCGGCGCTGCGCTTTGATGGGCAGATCGTGGCCTGCAAGGCCGGCTTTGACCGTGTGACGTGGAATGTCTCTGCGTTGAACCTGATGCAGTCGGTCCTTCCAAGCCAACGCTACATCCGAGGACACTGCCGATTCCGCTACGGCGACGACCGCTGTGGCTACGACTTGAACAACGGCACGCTGCTGGCTGCGCATCCGACCTGTGACAAGAGCCTGATGGCCTGCGAAGAGCGTGGGGACACCGAGGCAGCGACGGCTGGCTTGGTGCGATTGCACCCGGGTCGCTTCGGTGGTTGGCCGGGAATCCCGCGACAAGGCCGACGCTAGACTGGGCTACATGCCCAGGCCCATCACCAAGGCCGACCTGAAGGTCGAGCGGTCTTTCTACTACGACTTGGTGGGTGTGCCGTATTCGCAGGGCGGCCGGACGATTCGCCACGGTCTGGACTGCTTGGGCGCGGCAATGATTGTGCTCGAGCGCATCCATGGCAAGTCCGTGGCCGACGAGCTCCACGCGTACACACCGATGGCGCACACCGCCGACTTCGCGGCGCTGGCGGCGTGGAGAATGGCTGCGAAGGACAAGTGGGAAGTGGTCACCAGCGGCTACTTGTCTTTGTCGAAGAGTTTGCCGGGGGACATCGTAGTGCAGGTGACGAGCTCGGACACACTTTCGGCCCATGTCTCGATCGTGGTGCACGGCGGCCCGACGTACCCGACCGTGGTTCTGACTGCCGACAAGAAGCGTGGGATCATCTGCGTGCCGGGCTCTAGGCTGCGCGATGTGTTGGCGGTGTACAGGTACAGGAAATGATCGAAGTCCTACTGATCAAGAACGTCTTCGCCGGCTCGAAACACGCAGAGCGAATCTACATCGACAAGAACTCGGCGCTCGTCGTGGACTTGCTGCCGGCGGCTTGGCACGACTTCAAGTCCGACGTGGTGCCAGTGTCTGGCGTCAAGCGTCTGGACTGGGAAGCCGTGGTGCACGCGGGAGACCGTGTGGGCTTCGTGCTTGCTCCTCGAGGCATCGAGTTCACGTTCGTCGGCTTCCTGAAGTACCTCGCGATCATGTTCTTCGCGAACGTGATCATCCGTTCGCTGATGCCAAAGCCGCCGAAGAGGCGCGAGGACAACACCTCGGCGACCTACGGCTTCAACGGTGTCGAGCCGACACGCGTGGAGGGCGAGCCCATCCCGCTCTACTACGGCGAAGTGCGCGTGGGCGGTCAGATCATCAACGAGTTCGTCGAGGACTACGGTGCGCTGGGCTCATCGTACTTGGCGCTGGTGTCCCTGGGCGAAGGTCCGTTGCAGGAGATTGCCGGCCAGACGGTCGACACGCCGGTTGCGTTGAATACCTTCGGAGGCACGGCCGTGCCGGAGGGCAAGGTCTTTCTCAACGACACGGACGTGACCCAGTTGCAGGCGGTGGAAGTCGCCGTGCGCATGGGCACGATCGAGCAGGATCCGATCGAAGGCTTCGAGTTGGCGTCGTCGATTGTGTCGATTGACACGGACCTTGGCACGCCCACGACGACTGCGGCAGCGTGGGAAGAGATCATCAACTATGCGCAGCCGTGGTTCTTGCTGAACGGTACGACGCTCGCCGATCCGACCTTTGATACCTCGGCGGTTGCTTACAACGCCACGATTGATGCAGATGGCGCAGTGGTGAAAGTCTTGCTGCCCGAGGGCGTTGGGTACATCAACGATGACAACGTGACGGTCTCGGGGCGAACTGGCGTGGTGATTCGCTACATCCGGCTGGATGGATCAGGAGCGCCGATCACCAGTGGCGGCCAGAACGCGGACGGGTATGTGTATCTGCGTCCGATTCGTCGCTTTGCGAAGTTGCAGGGCGGTGCATCGATGGACTTCCCGTTTACGTTCTACAACCCTGCCACGTTCGCTCTTGGAACGATCACTGGACACATGTCGTTCAACGGCGGCGGGCAATTTCAACTCACGGTGGGGGGCGTTGGTGGAACCGGCGTGAACGCTGCTCCGACGTTAGGGCGCAGTGGTTTGACGGTATCTGCTCAAGGTCCAAGCTGGCAGGCGTCTTCTGTTTGTGATTCGTTTTCGATTGAGTGCTTCTTCTTTCCTCGGGATTTCACTACTCCTGTTGTTCAAGACTCAGGCGGCAGTCCTTTCTTCGCTAACAGGCTTGCTGAGTTCCCTGAAGACAAGGCTTGGATTTCATACACCGGCGGTGCGGGTGTAGGTTTTGCACTTGGCAACAAGACTCGGTCGTACTCGCCGCAAGCTGGTCAAAGCGTGACGAGGTATGTGCCCTACGTTTCTTTTGGTGGAGTTGACTTCACGGAGGGATCAGACGACGTTCCGTTCTTTAGTCCCAGCTACGGAGTTACAAGCGTCGGCTACACATTCGAAACTAGGTTCGACAACTTCAGTTCTACGACTGGCACTGCTGTCAGTTCGATTTCTGCGGCAAACAACACCACAGGCAACTTCTTCTGGGGCTGGCAGCATGCCGTCGCGACCTACGAAAAGAACGCGTCCGGCAACCTGAGCCGCGTGCGCCTGTACATCAACGGCGTCAAGATCATCGACCGACTGACGACGACCCAATGCACGCTGCCTAGTGCGTCGGGCACGTTCACGCTGCGTGGTCCTGGCGGTCACGGCTACCTGAAGAATGTCGCCATCTACAAGGGCGTGATGTCGCAGGCCGACATCCTGACGAACTACAACAACGGCAACGGCCGCACGCGTGTCATCTCGTCGCTGTTCCCGGTGGCCGTCTACCAGACCACCACGCTGGGGCAGGACACTAGCGGCAACAGCAACACGCTGACAAACAATGCCAACCTCGGCGTGTCTGTCACCTTGCAGACGAACGGCGCGGTCATCGAGTCTGGAACGGGATCAGTGGCGGTGCCTTTGCGCGCGCGTTACCGCATCGAGGTGCTACGGGCTTTCAAGAACTCCACCAGCACGCGCTTCCTCGACGCTCAACGCTACACGTCGCTGCGCTTCGTGGACACGCAACCGTACAGCTATCCGTCCGCGCCTTTGCTGGCAGTGACCTCGCGCGCAAACGCCGAGCTCAATGGCTCGCTTCCGGCTGTCACGAGCATCATCAAGGGACGCAAGGTGCCCGTGTGGGATGGCACCTCGACTGGCTTCCCCACGTTCAATATCAGCTACTCCAACAACCCAGCGTGGGTTGTGGTGGACATGTTGCTCAACAAGGACTGGGGCCTTGGCAATGTGTTCGACAACACCGACCTCGACATCGGCACCTTCCAAGAGTGGGCAGACCACTGCGACGAACTGGTCTACAACCAGAGCGGCTACATTCCGACCTACAGCGCGACCACGAGTGGGAGCCTGCCGACGTGGTACGACATGTACTACGACGCCGTGGCCGAGCTCCTCAAGATCCTGTGCCCGGCCGAAAGCGTGCCTGACACCTTGAATGTCGGCGACACGCTTGTCGTCGCAGGCTTCCCGCCCCTGCCGAGCGGCGTGGACTTGAACGGTGTTCCGCTCACCATTCAAGCCATCTACAGAACGACGAATCCCGCACCGCCGGCCGTGCCGCAGGCTCAGATCTGGTTGACCTATACCGGCGCAGCACCTTGGGCCAGCACGACCAACCTTTCGGCGACTGTGACGCCGGCTGGTACTTGGACTCCGAAGCACGCGCGGTTCAGCTTCGACGGTGCCGTCGACGAGCCGAACAACGCGTGGGACACCATCACCCAGATCGCTTCGTCGGCACGCGGCTCGGTCGTCCGCGACGGCCGGCGCGTGCGCGTGGCCGTCCACAAGCCGAGGCCGGTGGTCCAGCTCGTCGGCAACTCTCAGGTCTTGGAGGGTAGCTTCGAGGTCGAGTACCTCAACCCGAAGACACGCTTCAACCAGATCGAAATCGGCTTCCTCGATCGGGCGCTGAACTACGACCGCTCGATGGTGTCCCTCGAGCATCCGAGCATTGGCACCTCGACCGATACCGGCCTCCTGCGCCGCAAGTCCTTCTTCCAAGAGGGCGTGGTTCGTCGGGCGCAGATCATGCGCCAGGCGCTCTTCCTCTTGAACCAAGAGAACGAAGTTCGGCGCAAGGGCAAGTTCGTTGGCAGCATCGACCTCCTCGACCTCGAGCCGATGGACGTCATCCGCATCGCGCACGACGTCGTGGATCGTGGAATCTCTGGACGCATCAAGCAGACTTCGAGTCTCAACACGCAGATCTACCTAGATCGCACCGTCGTGCTCGCGGCAGCGACGACGTACAAGCTGTCGATCCGATCCGGCGTTGCCGACTCCAACGTCGTGCCTGAGACTTTGACCGTCTCTTCGGCGGCCGGAACCTATGCCATTGGCACGCCGATCAACGTGTCGACGGGCTTCACCTACATGCCGCAGCTCGAGGACGTGTACACGCTGGTCAAGGACGGCGACGACCTGCTGGCCCAGATTGAAAGCATCAGCCTGACCGCGCAGTTCCAGCGCGAGATCACTTGGTCGGAATACGTCGAGTCTGTGTACGACGTCGAGGATCCCGGGGAGACGCCGGACATTGGGACCGGAATGCTGACGGCGACCAGTCCGAGCTCTGGTCGGGCATCCATCCCCATGCCGCCGGACAACGTGGTCTTGCAGGAAACAATTGTCCGCTCGGCTGGCGGCACGAGTCGGCCTCGGTTGCTGGTCACTTGGACTTACGACGAAACCAACAGCGACACGCTGGGTGGCTTTGACATCTACGTCGCCGACACGATGCAGGACCAACTCGTGCTCTGGGAGATGCGGACCACGGTTGGATCGGCTGCGCGTGCCTGTGTCTTGGACATCGAGCAGGCGGCAGTCGGGAACAGCATTGGCGTGTCCGTGGTTGCACGTTCGGTGACTGGGCAGGCTCGAACGCCCGACCGATCGTCGTGTGCCTCTATTCGCGTCTCCGGCCGTTCTGCGCCGCCGACCGCACCGACGTGGGACACCTCCTTCTCAAGCTCGCTTGACGGCGAGCAGGCGACATACCGTTTCACGCCCGGGTCGCTTGAGCAGAGCTCCACGATTGAGATCCGGCGCGGCTGTTGGCTGCTTGGGCAGCGTGTCGGGGCCGTGCCGCAGGACATCGGCAAGTTCGGGCCCACGGTCAACTGGACGAGCGTGGTCGCCACGAGCGTGGATAACTTTGAGCACTTGCACGGCATCCCAGAAGCCGCCCCATACCTCATCCGAGCCGTGTCGGAAAAGGGGAAGTGGTCGACGCACGCAACGATGACTTGGTCGCCGGCACCGATCGACAGCGAGGTTCCAGTCGACTTCACCAACCGGACGTTCTTCTCTGCCTCTTGGGAAGACTTCGGCATCGGCTGGCGACGATCCGGTGCGGTCACACCAAACGCGACGCTCACCAACTGCCAGGTCACGACCTCGGCCCTTTTCCCGCAGGGCTACTTGGAGTTCACCGGCTCGAACCTGACCGCGACCTACGAGACCGCCGATCCTCTCGTCGAGACTGATCAGCGTGCCGAGTGGTTCTACAACTCGGCCTTCTGCGTCGCCGAGCAGATCTGGCCGACGACATGGGCAGACGCCACCTACTCGTTCGACGACGTTGAGGCCCAGTGGACGTGGGAAGGGCCTCTGAACACGCTTGAGAACGGCGACGACCCCGGCCGCGTGTCGTTGAAGATCGAGTTCCGAACGCTGAACGAGGATGACACATACTCGGGCTGGCAGGCGTACACGCCTGGCAAGGTTCGCAGCCAGCATGTGCAGTGGCGGCTATCCTTCACGCGACCCACGACGAGCTATCAGATCCGCATCTACAGGTTCTCGACCCAGCTCCTGCGGATTCCGCGTCAGCGGTTCGAGCGCAGCGGCATCCAGTACTTCGCCGAGCACCAGATCTTCGGAAGGACGTGATACATGGCACGCGGCGACATCACAACTGGCTTTCTCTCTGGCCAAACCAACGGCAAGAACATCTTGATCACGGCCACGACGAGCGGCGGTGCGCAGACGATTCACACCGTGGCATCGGGCACGACCACGCTTGAGTTCCTGACAATCGAGGCGTGCAACTCAAACTCGTCGCACGCGAGCAACGGCCTCTGGCTTTTGATGGGCGGCACGACGGCGCCAGATGATGTGATCCACATCGACCTTGCTCACGGCGATGGTGCAGTCGTGGTGCAGGACAAGCGGCTGATGCAGAACGGTCTTGTGGTGAAGGCTTACGCCGACAATGCCAACGGCATCGTGGTCTACGGTTACTACCAGAGGTATACGGTGTGAGTCGCTACCAGACGGATCTCAAGAAGCCCAAGGGCGGCGGTGGTGGTGGTGGCGGCAGCACCGACCTCGGCTACACGGCCTCGACGCGTGTGTTGACGAGCAGCACGGGTGCGGATGTGACGCTGCCGCTCTTCACCTCGGGCGACGCTGGCCTCGTGGGCGCGAGCGGTGGTGGTACAACTAACTTCCTCCGCGCCGACGGCACATGGGCCTCGCCGAGCGGCGGTGGTGGGCTTACGCAACCTCAAGTCATGGCGCGCGCTTCGTTTGGGAGCTTTTGAGCATGGCAATCACACTTGACGCGACGACGAAGTCGATCGACCTCACGACTAGCTCGACGGCCGACATCGACTATGCGGTCTCGTGGGTAGACATGACGACGACCGCGTTCACTCCCGGCGATGGTCACGGCACGATCAACACGGCCACGACGACCGTCATCGTTGCCGCTCCGAGCGCGAGCACGCAGCGCGGTGTGAAGTCCATCTCGGTGTTCAATCGTCACGCGACCACGGCCAACACCGTGACAGTGAAGAAGGATGTCTCGGCCACGGAGTATCACCTGTTCAAGGCGACGCTCTCGGCCGGTGAATCGTTGCAGTGGACGGACGGTGGCGAGTGGAACACCTTCGACAGCGCGGGCAAGCTCAAGGTCAACTCACCGAATGTCGTCGGCATCACGGGGCGCAGCATTCAGTTCTACAAGTCGGGCACGGCGAGTGACGCGACCGCCTACGGCTACTCGTACTGGAAGGACTCAGGCTTCCCCGGCGTATGGGCTCCGGGCACTCCGGGAATAAACGGCCGAGTGACAGACGGCACGGCGGTGGCCGATGCTGGATGCTTGCCGCTTTGGACTCCGACCGGCGGCTTGTACATCACGGGAGCATCGCTCACCTCTACGACCCTGCATACCTTCACTCTGTGGGATGTCGTGTGGGTGAATTCCGGCATCGCTGTCACGACTACGACCGCTCAGGCGATCACTACTCCGACGCTTCCTGCGCGTGACTTGAACGGCAGCACGGATGGTGCGGGGTACATGATCGGCCTGGTGACGACGACCGCGAACACCAACGCAGCGGCGATCAGCAACAGCACGGTGACCTACACCAACTCAGCCGGCACTGGGTCGCGTACAGCAACTCTGAACGCTAACGCCGCCGGTGACAACATCCCAGCCACGCCGGTGATCGGAACTGCCGTGTGGTTCGCCTTGGCCGCGGGCGACTCCGGCGTGCGCTCCATCCAGAGCGTGACACTTGCCACCTCACTTGGTGGCGGTGCCGTGTCCTTGATCATCGCACGGCCCGTGCTGACGATCGCGCCGGCACTTACCAATGTGGCGATCATGCAGGACTATAACTCGCCCGGCGTTCGTCTCTGGAACGGCAGCAACTTGCTGTGGATGGCGAAGACCTCGGCCACTACGGCGACGACCATCAACGGGTCGATCGTCGTCACGGAACGCTGACCATGGCCAAGTACGACTTCGGTGACGGCAACGGGCCTGTCGATGCACACCAGCACGCGAACGGCGGCGGGTGGGTGGCCGACACGGCGGTCGTCGACGATGCCGTCTGGATCGACGCCGGCGCGAAGGTCTACGGCAACGCGTGGGTGTGCGGCGATGCGTGGATCTATGAGTCGGCACAGATTCGAGGCAACGCCTTCGTGGATCACGAGGCCCAAGTCTTCGGCAACTGCATCATCGAGGGCACGGCACGCGTTGACGGCGAGTCGCGCATCTACGGCAACGCCATCATCCGTGGGGCCAGCGAGCTCTACGGCTGCACATTCATCGGCGGCAACGAAGTCGTCGAAGACGAGATTCTCCACGACGAGCAGAGGCCATGAGCACAATCTTCAATCCGCTGACTACGATCAACAGCAGCGACACCATCTCGGCATCGCGCTCTACGCTAAACACGAACTACACGCTTCGTCACGCGATGAGCCTCCGGGAGATCGCCGACGCCGATCATCCGTACACCTGGCAACTGGGTGACGATGCGATCGTCGCAACATCGACCGCGATCCCGATCACCATCAACTTGCCGGCCGTGGCAAGCAACAAGGGCAAAACGATTCAGGTCGTCCTCGCCGTGGATACAGGCGGTGGCCTTGTTCTCGACGGCAACGCCTCGGAACTCATCGACGGCGCGACGACTTTTGTGATGACTGGTACTCGGGCAACTCTCCGGCTTCTCTGTACCGGGACGGAATGGATTGTTATCCAGATTTACCCGTGAGCCGAAAGCATACGGGCTAGTTCGCAGGACAGGTCTCGGCCAGACTTCGCGCATGCACTTGACGCGCGCTCTCCTAGCCGGGGCCTGTGCCCTTTTTTTCTCCTCCTGCCCGTCGCTCGGCCTGAAGCCGAAGGTCGTCGGGTCGGTCGTCGTCAGCTCGGACGAATCGGCCGCCGCAGCGGTGGCGAGATTCGACGGCGACACGCTGCTGGTCGTGGCACGCGCGTCGCTGGCCGTCGAACTTTACGAGAAGCCCAGCGCGACCATGCCGCAAGGCGCGACGCTCCTTGGGCCCTTCGAGGTCGAGGCCGGCTACGTCCTCGTCTGGTCGCGCTCGCGCGAGGTGAAGATCACGCAGAAGGTCGAAGTGGCCTTGCCGGCGTGGCTGCTCGAGCAGGGCGTCCTGCGCCCGGGCGAGGCCGAGGCTCTGGGCCTGAGCTTCGCGCCATGAGCACGGAGAGCGTGGTCGGCCGATCCATCGCGCTCGCGTGGATCTTCTCGGCCGTGACGGCTGGGGTAGTTCTGCCTTCGTGCGCGACATCCGGCGACTTGCGCGAACTCGGCTACACCGTCGACAAGCGCCTCTCGCTCGCGGAAGTCGAGATTGCCGAGCTTCACACGGACGCGGCCGACCGCGCGGAGGTCGAGCGCCGTTTTGCGGAGGCGCGGGAAGAGTTCGAGGACGACGTCGAGAAGGTGGCCCAGTCCACTGAAGCCCGCGCCGAGAGCATGGCCGGCACGCTTTCGCGAGCCGTCGGCCTGCCGGAGGCCATCGGCATAGCGATCGCCTCGATGGTGGCGACGTGGCTTGGGCGCGATTGGACGCGGAAGCGCACGATCCAGAAGCTGAACGGGGAGCACCACTGATGTTTGCCTTGCTCACGGAGCTCACGCAGGCCGCTCTGCCCTTCGCGAGCATCCCGGACATCGGAGCCATCGGCATCCTCGGACTCATCGCGGTCTTCGTGTATCGGTTCCTGCCGCGCCTAGTCGAGCGCGCGATGGACGAACACCGCCGCAGCGTGTCCGAGTTTGCCGGGCAACTGCGCGCCGAACGCGAGTACTTCGAGCGCCAGATGCAGATCGAGCGCGAATCATGTCGCGAGCAGTTCGAGATGGTCTTGAGTCGGCACGACGAACAGCAGCGGCAGACAGTTGCCGCGTTGCAACGAATCGAGAACGAGATCCACCAGAGGTGAAAGCCATGACCGCGCAGCCCAAGCAGAATGGAGACGCCAAGAAGAAGCCGGGGCTCGTAGTCGAAGTGAATCAAGGCCCGAGCGGCGCGTGGTACTGGCGGCTGCGGTCGCCGAACGGACGCATCCTCGGCTTCTCGGAGATGTTCTCTGGGCACCACGCCGCCAGACGTGCCGCGTGCCTGCTGATCGAACACATGCTGCCGACGACGCAGCTCGTGGACCAACTAGAGGAGAAATCGAAATGAGTCAGTCGATGCTTGCCGGCCTGCTTGCAGGCCTCGTTGTTTGTTCGCCGGCGAGCGCCGGCCGCGCGCGTGGATACCAGACCTTTGGACCCTTCACCGCCACCTCGGCGACGATGGAGGACGCAGGCGAAGTCAGCTTCCCGGCGTATTCCGGCGGCGTACCCTTGCGCAGCGTTCGGCTTACGATGCGCCATCACATCTCCTACGCCTTCCGCGTCGAGAACCAAGAGCCGATCGTGTGGTGGGGGCAGGCACCTTACGGCTACCCGTCGATTTACTCCTTTCCGTGGTTCCGTACGGAGGCCGGCGGCGTGATCCAGTCGGGCGTGCCGTCGTGGACGATCAGCCTTTGCACGGTGCCCACGCTGGGCCCGTACGACGGCATCATCGACTTCGCGGGCCCCGCCGGAATGCAGCGCACGGTGATGTGGGACCAGTGCGCACAGCCTGACTACTGGACGACCACCGTCCAAGTCATCGACCAGCCGTGGGCCTTGGCTCCGTTCCAGGACGCCGATGGCACGGTGGAACTGTCCATCAATCCGATGACGTGGCTCCAGAAAGACGTGCCCACGATGGTGCCGACCGAGGGCTCGCTGGCCGGCGGGGTCGATTGGTTTGCTTGGGACGTCGTTGTCGATCGCGTCGAGTACAATCCGTGAACTGGCTTCGCGCTGGCATCACGGCCGCAGCCGTCGGCCTTCTTCTGTCTGGGGATGGGGAAGCCGACGGTCGCGGTCGTCCCCTCGGGCCCGTGGCCTCGTTCTCTGGCCTCGTAGGCAACGACTGGCCTTGGGATGCCTCCGAGGTCAAGGACGTGCGCCGCGTATCGCTGGCGGCCTTCTCAGGCCCTTTGGCAACTCTCCGGAAAGTCCGGATAGTTCACCGGCACCACATCTCGTACGCCGCGCGCGTCGAGAACCTTCACCCTCGGTTCCGTTTTGTGACGGCCGCGCCTGGCATCAATCCACTGAACGGCCAGCCGTGGGGATTTGACTTCCCGGCGTGGCTCTTCGCCAAGGACGAGGCAGGCTGGCTGATGATGTTCACCGAGCTACCGTTCTACGCTGTCCAGCCGCCGGCCAGCGTGGTCCTCGAGGGCTACGACGGCGGCCTCGACTTCGCCGGCCCGAGCGGAGAAACCTTTTCGTCGGCGTGGGACACGTCGCTCCAGCCGACGTACTGGACCACGCGCACGACCGAACTGACGCATCCTGCCTACCTCGCGCCGTTCTGCGACCCTGACGGCGTGGTGACGCTCGACTGGCACTCGATCGCCTACGCCCGGATCGAGGGGCCGTGGGGCGACTCGACGCTGCGCGAAGACTTTTCGATCTTCTGGGACTTTGAGATCTTGTCGGTGGAGTATGTGACGCAGTAGAATCCTCGCTGTCACAGCAGGGAAGGTCTGTTGTGGCTCCAGCACTCGCACGCGAGTCACCAAGAGGCCCGGTCCCTGGCAGGACTAGGCCTCTGGTTATTTCTAGCGCGCAAATGGTCGAAGTGGTGCGGCCGGCGGGACTCGAACCCACAACCCGACGTGTATAAGACGCCAGCTCTGACCGATTGAGCTACGGCCGCGACTGCGAGGTGCCCACTCCCCGCTACAATCCAGCCATCGCGCTACCAGGTGTGGGGCGCGACGGAAGTGTTGATCGAGATGATGTTGGGCCGGTCGGCGTAGAGAGAACGCCGGCCGGTTTTCACTTCACCGGATCGGAAGCCCGCGCCGAGTAGATCCTCGCGCAGGCCATGGCTATCAGCGCGGCATCCGACAAGCCGCTGTCCGCGCTCTTGCTCTTCAGTGGCAGCTCAGGGAACAACTCCCGAGCGACTAGGAAGCTCGTCTGCTTCTTGTCGGCCTGAGGCCGGCCCGCGAACGCCACGCGCTGCCACGTCTGCGGCTTGGCCTTGATCATCGGGAAGGCCGTCATTGAGATCGCGCCGAGCCACAGCCCGTAGCCGATGCCGAACTTGAACATCGACACCACGCCCTGCCCGGGTGCCGCCGCCACGTCCTCGATGCAGAACCGTACCTGCACTCCACGCCTCACGGCGTCGACCGCGATGCCCTGAACGATCGCCGACAAGCCGCGCTCGTCGTACTGGGCCTTCGCGCCGTCGCCCTCGATGATCGGCGTGCGCCACCATGCGCGCGCGCGCAGCGAGCCGTCGAGCAGCACCACGCCGCCTCGAAGACCCGGATCGATGCCGACATGTTCAAGAGGTGCAGTCACTTCAGGCCCTTGTGGTATCGCCGCATTTCGCCGGCAAAGTACCAAAAGCACGCGAAGCACAACCCGCCTTGGTGCCACTTCGTGCCCGCGCTCCAGAAGGCGTAGGCCACCATCCTGGGCGCGCCAGACCACGAACGCCCTGCCTGCACGCATCGCTCGCAGTCGGCCGCTGTTTCGGGCAGGTCCGACCACTCGAGGCGCAACAGGCCTTCGCGCGCGTACTTTTTCTCCTCGGCATGGAACTCGGCGTGGCACTCGGGGCACAGCAGCCGCACGGGAAAGGTCGAGGAGTAGCCGCCGAAGACTGCCTCGGGCCCGTAGTGGTGGCGTTGAAGGCGCTTGGAGGATTGGCCGCACGCGGTGCAGCGGATCAAGTCAGTCTTCGAGGTCTTCGCCAAACTCGGCCGCCTCGGCCGCTCTTCGCTCGAGGGCCTGCAATTGGTCGGGCGACACGACGAGCGCGCCGCCGGCCCGCGTGACGTACAGCCAGCGGCCGGAAGCCGGAGCCCGATCGGACTGCGCGCGCATGGCCTGCTGCTTCAAGGCCGCCGGCATCTGGCGCAGCGCGTCCTGCCATCGGAGCGTATGCAGGGAGTACACGCGCGTGCCGCACAGTGGGCAGTGGGCGGTCATTGGCCGATCCTCTGGACGGCGGTCTTCGCGCGCGGTCCTTGCATGAAGTTGGGCATCGTCAGGAAGCACTGGTAGCCGACTTCGCCGAGGAGTTGGTGCATCATGAACAGGTGCCGCTGATGCCGGGCGCGCGTGCGCGCGAAGATGCGCGCCGTGGTGAACAGGCTTAGGAAGGGGTCCATCTCGCCCTCGACCTCGAGGCGCACGACGAGGTCGCGGCCGCTGCGAAAGCCGGTAACGAAGACCTTCGTCCGGGCCGCCTTCTTCGGCGTCCAAAGTTCGCGCGCGATCAGGAGCGCGTGCATGGCCTCGAACTGCTGGGGCCCGATCAGGTTTCTCTGCTGCTTCATCGTTCCTAGTTGTAGTGGCAGGCGGGAGTGGGAGTCGAACCCACACTCTCGCGGCGCGATGAGCGCCATGAACGTACGCGAGGTGCGGCCATTACACCATCACGCCTGCCGCGAGCCGGCGGTCTCATCGTGCGCCGCCCGCTTGTCGTTGATCGCCGCCAGGAGCAGGACCGAGTAGTTCACGAGGTCCACGACCGTGTCCTCGATCGACTCGCTCTGCACCGCGACGACGCCGGCCTGAGTGTAGCGCGTCAGGCGCGAAATCTTGTCCGTGATGCGGATCAGTATGCCCGCCTCGACGGAGCACAGGCCGAGCATCTCGCACTGGCGAAGGTTGTACAGGGCATCCTTCGTCGAGGCGTAGTCATTGTTCTTCGCCTGCATCGTGCGGAACGCCAGGTCGGTGACGTGTTCGTGCAGGTCGAGGAGATCTGTGCGCGTGACGGCCATGGGATGGAAGGTGGGCGTGGCCGTTGCAATGACCACCAGCGGCCGGCCACGCCCGGAGTCCCGACCAAGGAACTTGGAGCTGCCGCTGGCGTTTCAGGTCCGGTGACGATGCACGCCCCCGTCCTAGAAGGATGCACCGTCACCGGGATATCGACGGCACACACCGTCGACCGGGAAGCCTAGTCTACCAGTCGCACCACCGATACCAGCCGGCCAGCACAGCGAAGGTCACACGACCTTCACCTTGGGAGTTTATCAACGGCCTCAATACGTTCGCCGATCCACCGCATCACCGGCACGGCCATGCTGTTGCCGAGAGCCTTGTACCGCGGCCCGTCGGGCGTGTCCTTGCCTCGAGGCTTGATGTCGGTATAGCCGTCTGGGAAACCTTGCAGACGCTCACACTCGACTGGGGTGAGACGGCGCACCTGCATGGCGGTAGCCACAACGTCCATGCCGCGGTCAGCGCAGGGGCTAGAGTCGTGCCGGGCTTGTAAGGTGCGGGCGATGTCACCGCCAAACGTCACCACCGGCTGCATTACCGTCGGCCCGCTTGCGTTTACGCTGCTGCCGGGTGTTCCCATCGTGCAAGCAACATCACCAGTGATGGAACCGTTGTAGCAATCTGTTTCTACGGCGATGGGTAAGGCTGGCACAAAGCACCCTGCACCACCGAGCGCGTGCTGATCCTCTAAGCCTTGCTTAGTGCCAAACGCTGCGTTCAGCGTAGGCGCAACTTCAGCGGGCCAAACTGGGATCATATGTCCACTTTGCGCATTCTGCGCTCGCTGCGCCCCGAGGCGGCAGTCAAGCGCGCCGACTACTTGCAGACCGCCTGCGCACTCAAAGTCGGTGCTAAAGCCATTACCGCTGCTAGCGCGGCTTCCAAGGCACCCAGCCACTGCTACTACTGGGTCTTGTCCTCTGGAGTCACCCGTTCGTGCAACTCCTCTGCCACTTGAGACAAGGCTTGGTTCAATATTGGCGAAAGTGCTTTCCCGCGATTCTCTGCGCGGCGGAGGATCCCGGCGCACGCTTTCGCGCTCAAAAAGAACCGCTGCGGCACGACGCCAGTCTCCAAGGTATCCGACAACGAACACACGACGGCGGCGTTGGGCCACTCCGAAGTACTGAGCGTCCAAGACCCTGTAGGCCCACCCATACCCGAGTTCCCCCAACGCCCCGAGGAAGGAACCAAAGTCCCGTCCTCCTGCGCTGGACAAGACGCCAGGCACGTTTTCCCAGACGATCCAGCGCGGACGTAGTCGTGCAGCCAGTCGGACAAACTCAAGGGTGAGTTGACCACGCGCATCGTCCATGCCTCGCCGGAGTCCTGCAACGCTGAAGGCCTGGCAGGGAGTCCCTCCGACCAGAAGGTCAACTGATCCAGAAGCGAGGGGCCATTGCTCATGTTTGGTCAAGTCTTCAAAGTTGGGGACGGTCGGGTAGTGGTGCTTCAGCACCGCAGCAGGGAACTTCTCGATCTCGGCAAAGCCAACAGGAGACCAACCCATGTGGTGCCAGGCGACCGTGGCGGCCTCAATGCCAGAACAGATCGACAGGTACTTCATCTAGTCTACCAGTTCTCGCCGTCGGCGTCGGCGATGGCGTCGATGCACTCCTGCGCGTCGATGGTGTGCGGGAGATGCGCGCGCGCGATGAAGTCCATGATCTCGGCGTCTGTCTTCGGCGGTTCGACGCCGAGGATCTGGGCCGCGTTGTCCGCGCACATGCGCGCCTCGAGATCGTCGTCGATGCCGACGATCTTGTAGGACGCGACCTCGTTGTTCTCGATGGTGACGTCGATGCTCAGACCGCAGTGGCCGATGTTGGTCTCGCCGGACACTTCTTCGCCGGCACGCTCGTAAGGCTCCTCGAGCCAGGACTGGTGGCTGCTCATTTCATCGGCTCCTTCCTATCGAACAAGATCACCCAGATCAGGATCACGGCTGCGAAGCCGACGTAGAAGACATCGAAGACAAGACGGCCGAGACGCTGCATGCTTGAATCCTCGCAGCCGCAGGCCGAGCAGGTGCCGTGGCTGAGTTCGAGGTCGTTGAGGTTCATAGCCGACCCAATCTTGCAAAGTTCTCCTCGATGTTGGAGATCTTGCCCTTATAGGCCACAATGATCTTCTGCTCACGCTTGGGGAACTTGCGCGTGTTTAGCGTGCGCTTGGCATGCGCCAGCCGCGTGAACTCACATTCAAGGTATACGATTCTGTTGTACACGCTCAGACCTTGATCCTTGAGGAAGATCTCAGTCTCAGCCTCGCTGCAATAGTACGCGCCTGTCTTGTCTCGGCTATCACCCGTCATGATCACAAAGAAGCGGTCATCTTTCAGTCTACTGATCGCCTTCTTATAGCCTGAGAACAAGGCATCTCTAAAGCTCTCGTAGGTAGAGAAAGAGTTGATCTCTCCAGCCGGCGGCTTGCCGTCATAGTCTAAGTACTTCTCAACCTTGTAATACGGCGGGCATGTGAACACCAAGTCAACCTCGTGCTCAGGGTCGTATGTGGAGCTATCAGCTTGCACCCAACGGACACGACCGCCAAACTTGCTACAGATAGCGTTATTGGCATCTACTTGGTTCTGCCTGATCTCGCTGGCCAGGTACTCATACCCGCATGCGCCAGAAACAAAGCCAAACTGAACACCACCTCCGAACGGGTTGTAGACCTTGCCGCCAGTCTTAGGCATGAAGAATCTAGCGATAACTTCACATGCAAGCGGGTCAAGTACTGAGGCGTTTCCGTTGTGAGCCTTGGTAGTGGTGACTACTTCACCATTAGCATCTAGGCTTCTGCGTGTGTTGACGACATTAGAGTAGCCGTTCTCGCCTTGCCAACATCCTCCTCGTGTTGCGTAGGCAGGATTTAATACGCCAGCAGCCGTGCCAGCTTCTTCGATCTGCTTGTTCCATTCTCTCTTGAGGTTGAGCCAGTCACCTTTAGTGGTGACCCAGACATTGGTCATTGTGATGTGCGCCAGCAGCTTCATGCGCACAGAGGACAGGTCGCCTCTGACCATATAGTGGAACCCAGACATCTTTAGGTAGGTCTGGAACCCTAGTGACTCGAACAGCTTTGGAGTCTCAAACTTGCTTTTAGGGTCAGTTGTGATTACGGCAGGGTAGCCGTCAACATTCTGTTCGATGACCTTCTGCACCATCTGCCTGTACAGGTCAGGTGTGTAGTGCTTTGGTTCGATGACAGACTGGAGTAGACAGAACTCCCCAACGATATGATTCCTCTCGAAAGTCATAAACCCAGCAAAGCCGCCGTCTAGCTTTAGCACAACGGCCGAATGCACCTGCATGTTCTTGCGTGCTGCACGCTGTGCAATGCCGTCCTCGATGGCGAGTTTTGCTACAGACTTCTCATATCCTGACCCAATAACCTGATCAAGGACAACTAGCTCAACTGAGCGGTCACTGGATCCGAAGAGGTCGTGGGTAGGTGTTGCTGGTTTTAATTCAGTCGTGTTCGAGCTCATAGTGAGGTCCTGGTTGTTGTTTTAGATCGACAGTTTTAGTTGAGGGTCTTTTAGTGAAGGATGGCCTTCTTTGCGTGATGACAGGCCGCACTTGTCCGGGCAAGCTGAACAATGACCGACGTATGAGTCTTTGTTCAGGAGTGACATAGATACAGGCGTTTTGCTTAGGTCGAGCACGGGTTCAACCTTGATGATCCCCTGCTGCACAAGCCAATGTGACTTAGGCACTCTTAGTGGGTTGTCGATGATCGGCTGTAGCTGAAACAGCTTTTCCTGAATCTCAGCCATTGCCTTGCCAAGTTCGTGTGCCGTATTGAACTCGCAGGAAACAACCCTAGACACGCTTACACCACCAAGGTCTCTATACCGTTCAATCTGTGACCTTCTATGTGCGAGCTGTGCAGGTGTATCGAGTGCAGAGATTGAGGTGTTGAGAACTGCGCCACATGCGACAAGCCGTGACAGTTGATCTGTGCTGGCTGTCATCCAGTGCTTGGTGACGATCACAGGTACTGCAAACTTCGCCAACCATTCAATGGTTGCAACAGTATGCTCCCACTCGTGCGACGGGTCGCCCATCGTGCCTACTCTGAAGAAGCCTTCTGGAGCAGAGCGCACGGCCTCCTCGATCTGTCGTGCGTCGGCCACGCTCTGAACCCTGCGTGCAACAGCAACTGTGAAGTCGATGCCTCGAAACTTTGCAATCTTTGCTGCATAGCAAGAGCTGTAGCAGCCATGCCCGGGGATTGCATTCATGCCAGCCGTGCAACCCTTGACGGTGTCTACATCTAGCACTCCCTTTTGATTCACATCTGCTGTCAGTCGCTCAGAGTACATCTTCAGCGGATGGCTGGTCTGAATCGCTTCATGCTCCGCGAATAGAGACAATGTTTTATTCACGGCTCCACCTCCCACTCCCAGATGATCGTCCAGAAGTTGAGCCTGCCTTGCACCTCTTCGGCACCGAGTCGAGTGGCGAAGATGCCTTGCAGCGCGTAGTCGTTGCCGTCGAGTAGGGCGTAGACTTTCACTTCGTCATCTCCTTCTTCACCTTCGCCCAGTAACCGAGCGTCGCCTTCTTCGTGTGGCCCTTCGGCCCGCCGTTGTGCACGCGTGCCAGCGTCTCCCAGTCCTTCGACTCAAGAGCCTTGGGCGCGTAGCGGGCAAAGTACGCGAGCATCGTCTGCTCGCTGTACGCGTGGTTCGCCGAGCAGTCCTCGTACTTGCCGACCTTCATCCTGGCATCCGCGTGGTACGCACGCTGGATCTGGTAGGGCCCGATGCTCGCGCCCTTGTCACCGACGGCACCCTTGCCGGCGTTCGGCAAGCCGCCAGTCTCGACGCGACGGATGGCGTCCAGAAACTTGCGCGTGTCCGCATCGATCTTGCGGTCGGCCGCGAAGCTCGACAGCGCGGACACGGCGAGGAAGAGGATGGTCGTGATCGTTTTCTTGGTCATTGGAAAAGCTCCAGT